GATTGTCCAATACTCATCAACTCCCTACCATCTTCAGAAAAATTCCAGTGTCGAATGGTATCTTGTCCACGAGGGGCGAGTTTCCTCAAGCCTACGAGTCCATCGTTGAACTTACTCCCATTCCTTGTAGTGCGTCTGCGATACACCTTTTCCATGATGGAGAAGCCATATTCGAGATATGTAACGATTTCTGACATGGAGTCTTTCCAACTATGTTCCATATCATGGACACATTCATGAATGAATTGCGCCCTATTTTGTTCTGCTGTAGTAGCATTGTCTGGCGGTTTCACTGTCCATTTCACCCTAGTCATCATCATTCGATAGACATTAAGTGCAGCAGCAATCGTAGGGTCTGTCTTCATTTCTGCGACAGTTTTGAGGAACATTGGGTATCGAAACACCCTATTTTGTTCTTCAAGCAGGACGCTATTGATTGTTCTGAGGCCCGTAAAGCCTTGTTCAGAACCAGAAATACGAGGAACCACTGTATCTGGGTCAGGGGACAAGCCAGCTTTCCTTGGTGCCTTTTTGGTAGCCATTCCCACTCCTTTCGGTTTATGGGGCAATTATACAACACTCTGTTGCGTTTGTCAACATATTGTAGTATACTCTTGCCCTTTAATTTAAAAACACTCCTCCACCCCCACTTAGTGTCTCAATATTCACTACAGGGGATGCCCCTGTCATATCAGGAGGGGCTACAATAGCCATAGTGGCTGTCCTAGCAATTGTCATAAAAGCATCTGATGTGGAGTCCACCCAATCATCTTTGTTCTTACGTTCACCAGTGAAGTTTTCAAGTTCTGTCAGAAATTCTTCATTCCAATCACCCCTCACCATCGTCACCACGCCAGATTCAGCTAGTGTACAAAATGGCAAGAAACTCTTCATTTTGGCATCTGGAGTATTTCTTGGGGGAAGCCCTCTGACATACATTCCTTCTTCAGCGAATGTCTTCAAGAAGAACATGGAAGCAGCTTTACCACCACCATTATCTCGTGGTATAGTGACTAAGACATCAGTGCCATCCAAGCTTTGAGACGTTTCTACAATAGACTTCACAACACCATCTGTAAGCTTTCTGAAGCGCATGGCATGTTCAATGCAATATCCACCATATTGAGTGCGTGACATGAGTGTGCTGGCTGTGTAGTCGGGGTTTGGATAAGTTTCTGATGGAATGGAGTGAGCTAAGTCCCAAGCTCGCACTTTTTGCACAGGATTGACAGGAGGTGCATCAACAATCTTAATCCATTCCCGATTGAATACAGAGCTACCTTCTGGAATGGCTGTCCAAGAGCCATGAAGAAAACGTAATTGGTCAACACGAGTACCAGCAAGCAGATTTGCACGATAGGTGGGCATAGCCTTCTCAAGTGCCGGATTGTCATCAATTGTCATGGGAATGAATTTAAATGATATGGGGATGAAATTTTTTCCTAGCTTCAACCCTTTTCCATGTTCGGCGTAGAGTTCTTCTACACTACTTCCCCAATGTATCTTATTATTTATGTTGACAAAATAGCGTGTAATGTTTTCTGTGCCTTTCTTTGGTACACCATATTCATCCAAGCACCATTCAACCCAATCATACAGCCAACTGTTTCTATCAGGATTGCATGTAATCATCATGCTCATCTTTGGGCCTTTGTATTTCACTGAACGAATGCGAGCTTGTACAGCTAAGATTGCAGCTAGGGAAGCTTCTGTACCTTCGTCGAACAATACATGAGTTGGTTGCCAGCCTTGCACCTCAGCTAAATTATCAGGAATGGCGACAAATTTCACCATTGCACCATTCTTCCATCTGAATTCTTTAGATTGTTGGAACCATTCGGCTCCAAATTCCCTATACAAAGGCTTTGCAGAGTCTATAAGGCCACCAATCGAGGTGAGCAAGGGGTAGGTAGCCCTCATAATCAAAACACGTGCAGCGGGGTCTTTAATGTAACTGAGAGCCTTCAATAAGGCCATCTGACTTTTACCACCACCAGCACCACCACCTGTCAACAAAATGTCAACATCATTTTCTAGCAACACCATTCGTTGCTTTATTGAGCATGGCCCATAAGTTGCCATCTATTTCCTCCAAATGCAAAAAGCCCGCACACCAATTACGATGTACGGGCTATAAATATATTCGGCGCAGCCAACCAAATGTTGTTCGTCAACAACGCCTGCCCACCGAAAGATGCAACTTCATGCACCCTCTCCATCAAGCCCTTCTAACCTTTTGGGTTTTCAGGAACTAATATCAGTCATTTTGGATAGGTTGACTATTTACACCTATTTCCTCTAACACCCCCTCCGTGTTATTCCATTTAACGCCCATCGAGCACTTTAAGGTGGTGCATCTCACCTTTTCCTGTATTCTCTAAGCCGTAGATTAGATTCGTGCAACAGGCAACGTAAATTTAGTTGCAAGAAGGAAACTTAGAGCATTCGACTGGGTAACTTAAAATCTGTCCAGCTCACCAATGCTCATGAGACTATCATGCTTCCACTCTGCAATAATTTGGTCTGGATAGGAGGATTTGAACCTCCGCTACTCGCTTCCAAAGCAAGGAGACTACCGGGCTATCGTACATCCAGATGGAGCGGACAAAGGGAATCGAACCCTTATTTTAAGCTTGGAAGGCTTCAGTTCTACCATTAAACTACACCCGCTTTAATACCTTAATTCTTGTGCCGTGAGCAGGACTCGAACCTGCATTCCTTTTAAGGCTACACCTTCTTAGGGTGCTGTGTCTACCAATTTCACCATCAGGGCAATATTCTTCACGGTTACGTTTATCCGTGTCGCATTAGCGTCGTAGATTGGAAACACCAACCAAGGAGAGAATCTTTACATGAACACATTATTGCACATGAATTCGTATTTGTCAAGCATCTTCGATAATCTGCACTGTTTCAAAGTCTAGCTTAGGTGTAGAAGGCTTCTCACCTTCAGGGCTATCACCTCTAGGGTATTTTAGCGAGCCACTGTCAATTTTAATCTGAGCTATCTGACGTGTCAAGGAATCTTTAGAGATTTGATCTGTGATTGCTGCTTGCATCTGAATAATGAATTTTGCACACTCAAGTTTAGTTTTAAGTGTAATTTCTTCATCATTTGAATTCATTGTATCAGACAATAATTTTACAGCATCCAAGCTGCCAGCCTCTAAAGCTTTCTGCACTTTAGCTAATTCATGCTTCTTTTTTACTAGAGTAGGAAGAGTGCCTACAGTTTCAATTTCAGACATTCAGTCCTCCTAATCTTCATCAATATTTGAATGATACAACATGAATTGATATTTGTCAACCTAAGCCCAACTTAGCTTATAATAACATGTTATATTAGCATTCATAACAGCAATACTTAATTTATATTTACTAATAAATCAATTAATCAATCTATTACCTATAATATATTATAATTAACTATTATTATCTATAATTATCTATAATTATATTATTCATTACATTCATAATATAATTATATAGATAATATACTATTATATATACTACTTACTATACTAATTACTATACTACTTACTAATATATATAATATACTAATATATATTACTTAATATACTTATATATATATATATATTATACATCTCATTCGCTTCGCTCATTCGATGTGTTAGTGTATCATATGAGTTTAAATTTGTCAAGTATTGACTTCTTTAGGTGCAAATAGTATTATACTCTTAGTGCAAATTCATGTGCATGGCGAAGCCGCACATAACTGTTATGGAGGAGAGAAATGGAAACTTACAAAGTGGTTTTTAAGGATTTGAAGGGTGTAATAGGAAGGATTGAAGTAGAAACTGATAGTTTTGAAGATGCAATTTTGCAAGTAAAAGAGTACTTAGTGTCTACTGAAAGAGGGTATTCTGGAGGTGTACTAGCTTTGGTGCCAGAAAGCAACTTTGAACCAAAAGGTGATTTAGTTGACTTAGTTGCATAAACGTGTTACAATCCTTTCTGACATGTCACAAAAAGAGGAATTCTTATGAAAATGATTGATAAACTTGTAGAAACGTTGCATGAAGGTGGTGTACACGGAGCACATTGGGTTATGGCTGAAGCCATTGATGCTGAAGAGAGCTTAAAAGAAGACTTGAAGGCTGCTGAAGACAAAGTGGCCTCTATTGAAGCTGAAATTAAGCAAGAAATTGCTCCTGTAGAGCAAGAAGCTAAACACATAGAAGAAGCTATTGTAGCTCCGTTTGGAGGTGCATAATGGAATTTAAAGAACTTATAGAAACCAATTTTGCTACCTTTGCACAACGACTACAAGAAGCTGTGCTTGAAGGTTGGGTGTTGGATAAATCTAATCCCGGTGATGTAAGCCCATTCGGTTTTTATTTTGCTGCTACATTGCACAAAGATCATAAAAGTGCTGAAGCTTTGAGACAAGCTGCTGTTGATATTGATGCTCCAGAAGCTCCTACAAGGGCTGAAATCCTTGCTAAAGCTCGTGCTGCTAAAGCAGCTAAACAATCTGCTACACTTGATGTAGAGAATATCCAAGAGGTGAATAATGCCTAAGACACCAATACCTTTCAATCATGCTTCCCTAGCTACAGCTTTGGCTAGTGCTGGAAGTGCTGATGTTGATAAGGTGCATAATTATGTTCTTGTGACAGACGCTAAAGGCTACCTCCATCACATGGAACAGCATACAGGGAAATACACCTCAAGTGGCTCTACTGTCACTGTCACTAATGCTGTGACAATGCTTCGTAATGATGCCACTGATTAAGAGAACAAAATGTCTAAAACATCTATACCATTCCGCACTGTAACGCCAGCTATGCTCACTGCTGCTGGCAGTGCTGATGTAAACCCAATTCTAAATTACGTGCTTGTAACTGATGACAGTGGAAATCTTCATCACATGGAGGTTCATGCAGGAAAATACTACGCAAGTGGTGTTTTGAATTCTGTAGCTTCCGCTGTTACAATGCTGCGTAATCCAGCCACTGACTAGGAGCATTAATGGCAAATACAAATTTCGATATCACCTTCAATCTGAGTAATGGTTGGACTGATGCTATTGCAGCCACTAATGCTGCTAATGCAGCTAATCCCGGCTACACAACAATTGCAAACCCAACTACAGCACCATTGACGATTTACAACAAAGGTGTTGAGCCTATTTTTGTCGTAATTAGCTCCACACAACCCGGAAGCACACAACCCACTGCTGGCCCAAGTGTTACAATGGGGATTCCTGTATATCCTGCCGATCATGGTGGAAGTGCATCGTCCACGTTGACAATTCCTACAGGGGCTTCAGGTGTTTGGATGAAAACTAATTACTTGCAAGCTTACGTGCTTGTACAGAATTAATAAAGAGAAAAGCCCACTACATTTCTGTAGTGGGCTTTGTTTTTATATTGAGAAATAAAGCCTATTAAAGAGGCATAATGAGCTTTGTTTCTATACTAAGTAATAATTCACACCATCACTTGTCACTGTAGTGGTTTGCAATGCAGAAGATAATGTAAAATTGGCAGAGCCATCAATTGTCTGAGATGCGGCAGGAAGAATGACAACATTGCCAGCACCAGCACGTTTAATTATTTCCAACATTCCAGCTACGGGAGGTGGGAGAGTTACGTTAATAGAGGAGGCATTACTACAAATTGTAACTCTTGGAGGGCTATTAGCAATAACACTCAATGTAGTGGTTGCAGAAATAGAAAGGGCAATAGTTTGTGGCATTGCACCTAAGCTTGCAATTGCAGCAGCAGCCGTTGCTCCACCAGAACCACCTTGTGCAATCGACAGTGGCGTTGTAATACCAGAAAGAGAAGTGATGTCACTGTTTGCTCCAGATGCTGCACGGCCAACATTGGGGCCTGTGAGTGCAATATTGTTTCCATTGGATTCTAGAATGTTAATACTCATGCCTGAACTCCCAATGCTGTATTGTTGTTACCTAGCGATTTACACCATAGGTATTCAGTACCAGCAGGAGTTATGTTGTACATTTTGAAGTCATTGGCTGCAATCATCATACCAGAGTTGTCTGTAGGTGCTGTAGCAGCCACAAAGAACAGCACAGCATCCCTAGATTTGCTTTGAGCAAGCAATGTTGTTCCTACAGAAGCACCTACAGCAGTGTGAACATTAGTCCAAGAGGAGTTGGAGATTTGAACGTCAGTTTTGGTTGTCATTTAAAGCCTTTCATTGTGGTTTGAGGGTACATTGGATGATGGTGCAAGAGTCAAGAACACCTCCTGTTGTGAGTTGCAATTTTACAACACACGTCTTCGGGGAAGGGGGTAGAGCCAAAGTTACAGAGCCATGTGTTGTGACATTACCTGCTATAGTGAAAGAGCCAAGAGTGGTGCTATCAGTTTGATTCGACACTGTAACAGTGGCTATGTCTCCAGAAGCAGA